CCGGAAGAGTACGAAAAATAATGCTATTTAAGCAGACAGTTTCGTACTAAATTGTCAAAATAAAGACTGTAATACAAACGTTTGGTCATATGTGAAACGCCGCAAGGCACTCGGACAACGACCCCTAGGATGTAAGGATATAAGCATGTCAGATACTGCAAACATAGCTGATGCTTTTCAAGCAGAAGCTGGAACTGCTCCAGTAGTAAATGTGTCGGGCGTTGACGCGCCGGCTGTTGAAATCGGACTCGAGAATGAATCGACTAAGTCACGTAAGTTTTATACTGAAGATGATTTAGCAAAAGTTCGTTCTCAAGAAAAAGAGAAACTCTATCCAGAGATTGAAAGATTGAAGGATGAAGTTTCAGCACTTAAGAAAGAAAAAGAAGAAAAGGCAGCTCGTAAGGCAGCCAAGGAAGCTGAGAAATTAGCTGAACAGGATGCCAAAGAAAAGCAGAAACAATTTGAGGAACTTGAAGCCAAGGACCTTATTAAGTTAACTGCTGAAGAGTTGCGAGAGCAGTTGGAGCGTGAGCGTCAAGAACGCGAACGAGCCTTCGCTCTTCTGGAGCGCGAAAGAACGTTTGCAGACCTCCAGGCTTATCGCCAAGAGATTCTTGAACAAGAACGTGAAAACATCATTCCACAACTCGTAGATTTCGTTCAGGGTAATACCCGCGATGAAATCCAAGCAAGCGTGGAACGATTGAAGGAACGCTCGGCAAGCATTCTCGAATCCGCACAGTCTGCTATGCAGGCCTCGCGGAAAGAAATGGCGGGGACAAGGGCAACCTTGCCTCCGGCTGGACCACTGGAAACTAATACGGAATCACGTCAGTTTACGGCGCAAGATATTGCGTCAATGTCGGTAAACGAATACGCAAAGTACAGAGACAAGCTCATGAGCGATTCTGCTCGTGGCAAGTCTCGCGGGCTGTTCGGTTAATTTAAAAAAACACCCAATCCCTATATAAGGAGTCATAGCTAAATGGCATCAGGTATCACAGGTACCGGCAATCTTGCCGCTTCACCTACAGCTTACTCAGGTACCAACACCCAGCTGACTCAGGCGATTCAGATTATCTGGTCCAAGGAAATTCTTTTCCAGGCCATGCCAATCCTTCGCTTCGAGCAGTTCGCAGTCAAGAAGACTGAACTCGGTGTTGCTCCTGGTCTTCAAATCAACTTCATGCGTTACAACAACCTCGGCTTTGCTTCACCGCTCGTCGAAGGTGTTCGTATGCAAACCAATGCGTTGACAGCGCAGCAATTCTCAATCACCGTATCTGAGCATGGATATGCTCTTGCGGTTTCTGAATTGCTCCTCAATGCATCATTCGATGACGTAATGGCTTCAGCCTCACGTCTTCTCGGTCGCAACATGGCTATCTACCTAGACCAGCTTTCACGCGACACTCTCTACGCAGCAACTTCAACCATCTACGGTGAAGACCGCTCAGCTCTCTCGGCTGTTAACAACTGGTACGCTTATGGCGACACAGCTGCTAGCCGTGCTGCAATGACCGGTAACTTCTTCCTTACACCACATACAGTTAAGGATGCAGTAGAGACACTAAGCACCAAGAACATCCCACGGTTAGGTGAAACCTACGTGTGCTTCGTTCACCCACACCAATCACGCCGTCTCCGTGACATGCCTGAATTCATCGAAGTAACGAAGTACGCCGCTCCTGGCAACTTCATGCTCGGTGAAATCGGACGTCTTTATGACTGCGTATTCATTGAGACCACACAGGTTCTCAAGGTTGCTGGCGGTGCTGGTCTTAACTACACCACAGATTCAGCAGTAACTCCTGCAATTACCCCTGGTGGAGGTTACATCACACCTTCCACATTCGAAGGTAATGGCGAGGCAGACCGTTATGCAGCTATCTTCATTGGAGATAACGCATTCGGACATGCAATCTCACTCCCAGTCGAACTCCGCGATGGCGGTATCTTGGACTTCGGTCGTGAGCATGCACTTGCTTGGTACTCAATCTTCGGACTTGGTCTTATCACTGACCAATCTGTAATCATTGCAGAAACCAACTAAGCTACAACTTAATAGAACCTGGGCATGTTCTAAAACTGCCCACCTTTAACAGACATTAATTAGGAGAATACAAATGGCAAAAGCAAAGCCCACTGACGCTACAGGCGTTATGCGCGAAAAACTTATTGAGGAAAACCTCAAGAACGTTGAAGAGCGAGCAGCAGAGATGTCTATGGCAACAGCTCAAGCAAAAGTTAAACTTGAAACTGAAGTCATTGACGCAACTGTCCCATCTCGACAAGCTGTAATTGTTGATGAAGTAGTAACCGTCGGTAAATCTGGCGATGATACTGTCGAAGTTCGAGTAGTTCAAGACATTGAAAATATGACTCTTGGAGCTGGAAACAACTACAACTTTAAAGCAGGACAGAAGTACAAGGTAACTAAGCAGGTAGCAAATCACCTTAGAGAAAAAGGCTACTTGGCGGGAGTTATCTAGACACTCCTCAAGAAGTGGGCGCCCCTTTTTACGGGGCGCTTCTT